CCTAGATGACCGTGAATTATTTACAATATCTAATGAATTAATTGCTTCTTTCGAAGATGACCTTGATTCTCGAGACGATTGGTTTCAAACATATACCGAAGGACTTGATTTATTAGGAATAAACGCGGATTCAAGATCACAACCGTTTATTGGTGCATCAGGGGTCCATCATCCGATACTCGCTGAAGCGGTAACTCAGTTTCAAGCGCAGGCTTACAAAGAAATGTTGCCAGCGGGCGGACCTGTTGACACAGAAGTTTTAGGAATGACAGACGATGCGAAGTTAGAAAAAGCAAATCGTGTTAAAAACTTCATGAATTATCAAATTACTTATAAAATGGAAGAATACGATCCTGAAATGGATCAGCTTTTGTTTTATTTACCGCTATCGGGTTCCTCATTTAAGAAAATTTATTACGATCCAGCAGTTGGCAGAGCTGTAGCCCGTTTTGTTAAGTCAGAAGATTTAGTTGTTCCGTATTATGCGGTTGATTTACTAACTTCTCCACGAATAACCCACGTTATTCATATGACTGAAAACGAATTACGCAAATTACAAATGTCTGGGTTCTATCGAGACGTAGATATGATGTCTCCTTCGGGATCTATAGAAGACACAGAGGTAGATGCGAAGATTGATGAGCTTCAAGGGCTAACTCGTACTGCATCTGATGAAGAATACACGCTTTTAGAAATGCATGTCGACTTAGATATCACAGGTTACGAAGATACAGACGACAGTGGCGAAGAAACGGGTATTGGGCTGCCTTATATTGTAACAATTTGCAAAGATAACAATGAGATACTCTCAATTCGTCCAAATTACGACGAAAACGACCCGATGCGCAAGAAAATTGAGCATTTTACGCATTATAAGTTCCTTCCAGGACTTGGATTCTACGGATTTGGCTTAATTCACATGATGGGCGGACTAACTAAGTCTGTTACTGCGATTTTACGTCAATTAATTGACGCAGGCACACTTTCTAACCTTCCAGCGGGTTTTAAATCACGAGGATTGAACATTCAACGTCATGATGATCCGTTACAGCCTGGAGAATGGCGAGATGTCGACGCTCCAGGAGGAAAACTTGCAGATTCGTTTTTACCGCTTCCGTATAAAGAGCCAAGCAACACTTTAACCGCGTTATTGGGTTCTTTAGTTGATTCAGGCAAAAGATTTGCCGCGACGATAGAAGATCCAACAGGAGATGGTAATTCCGAAGCGCCCGTAGGTACAACGGTTGCTTTGATGGAAAAAGGACAGCGGGTAATGTCCGCAATTCATAAAAGACTGCATTACGCACAGCGTTGCGAGTTTAAAATTTTAAAAAGAGTATTTGGTGAATTTTTACCGCCCGAATACCCTTATCAAGTACAAGGTGCTTCTGAAAACGTATTTAAGGAAGATTTCGACAACAGTGTAGACGTAATTCCTGTGAGTGATCCAAATATTTTCAGTATGACCCAAAGAATTACTTTAGCGCAAACACAATTACAAATGGCACAATCTGCTCCAGAATTACATGATTTACGAGAAGCGTATCGTAAAATGTACATTGCTTTAAACATTAAAGACATTGATGCCGTTCTTCCACCTGAGGAAGAAGTACCGCCAAGAGATCCAATTAGTGAACAAACTTCAGCACTAACGGGTGATCCGATTAAGGCATATGATTTTCAAAACCAAGAAGCATATATCGCATCTCATTCCGCGTTTTTGCAAAACCCGATGGTACAGCAAAACCCAACAGCGGGTCAAGCAATTAGTGCAAATATTCAAGAACGACAAGCGATGTTGTACAGATTACAAGTTGAACAAGCACTTGGTCAGCCTTTGCCACCGTTAGACGAGCCGATGCCGCCAGAAATGATGAACGAAATTGCTATGGCAGCTGTTGCTGCAACACAACAAGTCACAGGTCAAGCTCAAGCAATGGCGCAAGCACAAATGATGGCGCAACAAGATCCGCAACGACAAATGTTCGAAGAACAGTTGCAATTAGAGCGTGATCAGTTAATGCAAAAAGAACAAGAAGATATGCGTGATAAAGAAGTTGAAATGGCTAAAGCCGAACTTGACGCACAAGTTAAACGTGAGAAAATTGAAGCAGACGCTAGAAAAGAAGACACAAAAGCAGCGATTGATTTACAAGAACTTGAACAAAAAACAAAAAGAGACGCTGAAAAGAATTACACTGAATTAGTAAAAACCGTTCGAGATACTCGAACTACAAATGGAGAAAAGTAATGCGTGATTATTACGATAATGACAAGTACCCTTCGCCTTCGCCTAAGAAAGCTAAAGCTGCACCAAGTTTTCCTAGCGTAGAAGATATGACTAAAATAGAGTCTGTAGAAGCAGGGGAATGTCTTGATGAGCCTGAAAAAGCTAAAGTAAAAGCAGCTTACGGGCAGACTAAAGGTCTTCTTTGGTATCGTTCTATTAAGTAATTAATGGACTATATCGTTGCAACGGAGCATTTGCTCCGTAAAATCCGAGAGAGGAAAGAAGCTCTCTCGCAAACGTTGGCTGGCGGTGGTATTGAGAATTTTGAGCAATACCAAAGAGTAGTTGGCGAAATCGCAGGTTTGACTTTCGTTGAACAGGAAATTCAAACCCTACATTCTAATATGGAGGATGCATATGACTAAGACTGTTCCAGACCGAGTAGCTAATTTTGGCAGCACTGATGTTGACGAGATCCCTATTGATCCCGTTCAAGAAATCACAGTTGACAATTTAGACTCTCATGCAGACAAGTTACCCAAACCAACGGGTTATCGTGTCTTAATATTACCTTTTACTTTACCCGAGCAAACCAAAGGTGGAATTTACCTAGCTAAACAAACTTTAGACAAAGAAAGAATTGCTACAGTTGTTGGCTATGTGGTTGCAATGGGCGCAGATGCCTATAGCGATCCACACAAGTTCCCTGAAGGTCCTTGGTGTAAAAAAGGTGATTGGGTTATTTTTGGCAGATATGCTGGAGCTCGTTTTCAAATTGAAGGTGGCGATATGCGACTTTTGAATGACGATGAGATTTTAGCAACTATTGAAGATCCCGAAGCAATTTTATCATAATTTAACCACATGGAGAAGACCATGCCACAAGAAGCAGAAAACCAAGACATCGAATTAGAACTTCCCGAAGGGGAAGGAGATGTCCCTGCTGTAGAAGTTGTAGAAGAAACAACAGCTCAGCAAGAATCTAAAAAAGACGAGTTAGACCAAATCAGTGATTCTGTACAGAAACGAATTGATAAGCTAACTTACAAAATGAGAGAAGCAGAAAGACAGCGAGATGAAGCCGTTAATTATGCCCAAAGCATGACTCAAAACAATACTACTTTGAAAGAAAAATTAAAGAATTCCGATTCTTCCCTTTTCAAAGAGTACGATAATAGAGTACAATCGGATATTGATAAATCGAAAATACTTTTAAAAGAGGCACAAGATGCGGGAGATGCAAATGCAGTTGCAGATGCTACTGAAAAACTTTCAAGAGCGAGTGCTGAGGCTGAAAACCTTAGAAGACTCTCTGCGCAACAGCAGATTAGAGAACAAAAACAAGCTCAAGAAGTTCCTGTCGAATCTTATCAGCCTACTTTACAACCAGAACAGCCTCAGGTTGATCCTAAAGCAGAGGCTTGGGCTAAGAAAAACTCATGGTTTGGAGACGACCAAGCGATGACTTTTGCAGCTTTTGGTATTCATAAAGAATTGGTAGAACGTGGAGTTGATCCAACTTCTGACCAATATTATGAAATGGTTGATGAAGAAATGAGAAGTAATTTTCCTCAAAAGTTTTCACAAGAGCAATCTGCCCCCGTGCAACAGGTTGCTGCCTCTAGCAGAGGTGCTAGTGGGAAGAAAAATGCGCGCAAAGTAAGGTTAACACCGAGTCAAGTAGCAATAGCGAAAAAACTCAATGTGCCACTAGAAGAATATGCTAAGCATATCGAAGGAGTATAAAATGACAGAAGAAATAAAACATTCAGAAGTCGCATCAGATCGAAACTCACGATCTGCCGAGACACGAGACTCTCAAACTCGCAGAAAACCTTGGCAACCCCCGTCTATGTTAGACGCACCCGAAGCTCCTCCTGGATATAAATTCAGGTGGATCCGTGAAGCCACTCGAGGCGAAGATGATAAATCTAATATGTCTAAACGTATTAGAGAAGGATATGAACCTGTGAGAGCAGAAGATTATCCTGATTTTGAAGCGCCGACTATCGAAAATGGCTCACATAAAGGAGTAATTGGGGTTGGAGGATTAATTCTCGCTAAAGTCCCTGTTGAAACTGCAGCAGAGCGTAATGCTTATTTTCAAAAGCAAGCACACGACGCAATGCAAGGAGTGGATCAGAACTATATGCGAGAAAGTGACCCTAGAATGCCTATTAAGGATAGTGATATCCAAAGGACTTCTAAGGTTGAATTTGGTAGTAGGAAAACTTCCGACGAATCGTAACTTGTATTAATAATAGGAGATTATTATGGCTAATACAGATAAACCTGATGGTTTTACCCCCGCATATCACATGTACGGTGGTGTTATTCGTCCTGCAGAGATGAGAATCGCTAGTGGCTACGGAACCTCTATTTTTAGTGGTGATGTTGTTACTCTTGCTAGTGGTTATGTAAATCAAGCAGGTGCGACAAGCACTCCTGTAGGTGTTTTTTATGGGGTATTTTACACCGCGTCCGATGGCACACCTACGTTTTCTAAAGTATGGACAGCAAGTACAGCCACACAGGGTAGTGCAGATGCTGAGGCTTTGATTTATAACGATCCTGGTATCGTTTACGAAGCTCAATTTACCGCTGGAACACCAGCAGTAAGTTTTATCGGCAATAAGTACACTCTTTCAACAACCGCAGGTTCTACAACCAACGGTAGGTCGAAAGAAGGAGTCACTGCGACTACTTCAAGTGGTGTTGCTCTATGTGTCGGTTTCGCGGACACTCCTAGTAATTCTATAGGAGCATATGCACGTGGACTCTTCACATTCCCAACTAATACATTCGCAGTCTAATTAGGAGAATAACATGGCTATAAACAGAGCACAACTCGTAAAAGAACTTGTACCTGGACTTCATGCTCTCTTTGGATTAGAGTACGAAAGGTATAACAACGAACACGAAGACATCTTTGACACTGAAAGTTCTGAAAGAGCTTTTGAGGAAGAAGTAATGTTGACTGGGTTCGGGGAAGCACCTGTTAAAGGTGAAGGCGCTGCTGTCATCTATGATACTGCACAGGAATCGTGGACTGCTCGTTATTCGCATGAAACAATCGCACTAGCGTTCGCGCTAACAGAAGAAGCAATCGAAGATAACCTCTACGATACACTTTCTTCTCGTTACACGAGAGCACTAGCACGTTCGATGCAACAAACAAAGCAAGTTAAAGCGGCTAACGTTCTTAACAATGCTTTTAGTTCATCTTATGTTGGCGGTGATGGAAAAGAGCTTTGCGCTACAGACCATCCAACCGTTGCGAACGTAGACCTCGCGAATGAGCTATCCACAGCTGCAGACCTTAACGAAACCTCTCTTGAACAGTCTTTGATTGATATCGCAGGCTTTAAAGATGAGAGGAATCTCAAGGTTAATGCACAGGCTAGGAAACTTATTATCCCGCCTGCTTTGCAATTCGTAGCCGATAGGCTTATGGAAACTCCAGGAAGAGTTGGTACTTCAGATAATGACATCAATGCAATTCGCAACATGGGAATGATTGCGGAAGGCTACGTTGTTAATCATTATCTAACAGATACTGATGCTTTCTTTATCAAAACTGACGTTCCTAACGGACTTAAACACTTCGTTAGAACTGCCGTATCTACCAGCATGGAAGGAGACTTCGAAACTGGTAATGTAAGATACAAGGCTAGAGAACGATACAGCTTTGGTTGGAGTGACTGGAGAGGCATTTTTGGCTCACCAGGAGCGTAGTTCCATTTACGTGAACTTGAAAGGGAGCTTCGGCTCCCTTTCTTTTTTGAACTTTATACTATAGAATAAAAAACGAACTAGGAGTAAATTGTCCTACAGACTGACCTAGCAGACTCGCCAAGACGGTAGGACTTATTTTTTCGGAGAAAAAATTATGGCACAATCAACCTTTTCAGGTCCAGTAAGATCATTGGCTGGCTTTATTTCAGCAGGGAACGCTAACGTAGTTAGTCTAACCGCTGACACTTCAATTACGGTAGCTTCTCATTCAGGCAAAGTATTAACATGTAATGATGCAGATGGTAAATTTACTTTACCTTCTATCGTTGCAACTGCTCCTGGACGAGATGACGATCCAAATCAAACTAACAATCTGGGCGCTACTTTTATATTTATCGTAGAAACTGCTGCAACAGATATGGACATCTTAACTGACGGAACTGATAAATTTGTTGGTGGTCTTTACACGGGTGTAACTGACGCTACGGGTAAAACGTTTATTTCAGGTGCGTCTAACGACGTTATCACTATGAACGGAAGCACTAAAGGTGGACTAGCTGGCAGTATCGTAAAAGTAACTGCAATGGCTTCTGCTAAGTATGCGGTGGAAGGAATCATACTTGGTTCGGGAACACTAGTTACTCCATTCGCTGACGCTTAATATTAGGAGAACATTATGAGTTCATCAGATGTAAAAGCCTCTGTACCTCTAACGTCTACAGGTCAATTACAGGGAACCATTGGTAGTGGAGCGGGAACAGCAACTAACTTGGGACCGATACGGATTCAATCCGTACAAGCTCAAGCAAGTGCTGCAGATGCAACTATAAAAGTATATGACGGTACGAGCGCTTCTGGAACTAAACTTCTAATGGAGTTTAAGTTCGGCAGTGCTGCAAACGAGTCGTTTGATCATTACTTACCTAATGACGGAGTTAAGTTTAATACAGGCGCTTATGTCGTATTGGCTAACTGCGACTTTTTTGTTGCTTATCACTGTTAGTAATGGCAACCTCTGGCACTCGCGCATTTAATTTAGATGTTGCGACAGCAATAGAAGAAGCATACGAACTTGCGGGTTTAGAAGCCCGCACTTCGTATGACGCAGTTACTGCTCGTCGTTCTTTAAATATCATGTTTGCTGATTGGTCAAACAGAGGCATTCAAATGTGGGAGGTTTCTAAAGTAGAGTTAACACTTACTGAAGGAGACAACGATTATTCTATTAACGCTTACGATATTGATATTTTAGATGCTTATATACAGAGAACTGTAAACGGTGTCGTTACAGACTACACGTTAGACAGAGTAGATCGTAATGAGTATGTGGGAATTCCTAACAAAGCAACAAAAGCAAGACCGACCGAGTTTTGGTTAGAACGCTTAAAAACCCCCGTTATTCACCTTTATCCAACACCAGAGAACTCAACCGACAAACTCATTTACTATTCTTGGCAAAGAATTGAAGATGCCAGTGCGTCTGCTCAAGATGTAGACATTCCAAGTCGTTTCATGCCTTGCTTAGCTTCAGGATTAGCTTATTATTTGTGTTTAAAAAAGAATACTCAAAAACTTCCAATTATTAAACAACAATATGAACAAGACTTAGCTAATGCATTAAAGTATGACGAAGACCGTTCTTCCATAAGACTTGTTCCTAAACATGAGTAC